GTGCTTAAGAAGAACTACTGGCATAAGTCTATTGGTACACATCAAAAGATTGTAGTAATACAAACCTTAATGAATCGTTATGATGTGGAACAATGGGAATCATGGGGTAGATCTAATAGAGTTAAGCTAGGTGCTTGGTTATTAGACTGTATACTAGAGACTAGTGGTTGGTTTTATAAAGATATGCGACAAGAAGGAAAGCGTAGGGTTAATTATGTAACACCCACACCTGAATTCATCGATATCAAGGACAAGGTGATGCAAGATAGTGAGCTATTTGCTCCACTTGCCTGGCCAATGTTGATAGAACCTAACGACTGGGGTGAAAAACCTGGTGGTTACTTGCTTAACGAGGTCATGTATGGTCATGAAATGGTTAGACGCGGTAACAAGACATGTATACAGGGAGAAAAGCCAATCGCTTTCCTGAACAAGATTCAGAAGGTAGGATACCAACTAAATACCTTCACTGTAAACGTTGCTGAACAGCTCTGTGAGAAAGGAGTTAGTGTAGGTAAATTTATACCTATCATTAACATGGATCTCCCTCCCAAACCTCCAGATATAGCAGAGAATAAGGATAGCCGTAAGGCATACCGTAGAGCTGCTGCTGAGGTTATGAATAAGAATGCTTATGCATTCAAACGGTCATGCCGTACAAGGATGACCATGGAAGCAGTTAGAAAGTTTAAGGATAAAGAGTTCTTTATACCTTGGTCTTTTGATTATAGAGGTAGAGCTTACCCTATACCTGCATTCCTAACACCTCAAGATACTGACTTTGGGAAGAGTTTAATTAATTTTTCTAAGGGGTCAGTGATAACAGGTGATGCGTGTGATTGGTTATCATTTCAATGCGCTACTACATATGGATTAGATAAGGCAACTATGACCGAGAGGTTATCATGGACTAATGATAACATCCCTCTAATCTGCCGTGTAGCTAAAGATCCTATAGATAATATAGGAGATTGGGAAGGAGCTGAGGAACCTTGGCAATTTCTTGCCGCATGTGATGAATACTATCGCTGCATAATAATGCAGACTTGTCACGTTACATACTTACCTGTAGCAACAGACGCTACATGTAGTGGTCTACAGATCCTTGCTTTATTAGCTAAGGATAAAAAGACAGCACAACTCGTCAATGTACTGCCTTCTGAAAGACCTCAAGACGCGTATAAGGTAGTAGCTGAAGTATCTAAATGGAATATACCAGATAGATTACGAGATATATGGGATAGGAAGTGTGTTAAACGCACTGTTATGACTATACCCTATAATGCTAAACCTTACTCTAATCGTACGTACATCAGAGACGCACTGTTAGAGAAAGATATAGAGATAGATAAAGAAGAGCTCACAATCACTGTCGCTGCTGTTAGGGCTGCGATGCATAATGTAGTGCCTGGTCCTATGTCCGTTATGAAATGGATAGAAGATGAGGTAGCTAAAGCTATTGATCGTGGTATGGTAGAATTAGGATGGGTTACACCATCAGGATTCATTGTCCATCAACGTATAATGAAAAAGGAAGTAGAAATACTCAAACTTCAACTCCTTGGTAATTGTAAACTGAGTGTAGCTACAGATGATACCAGCAAAGTAGATAGATCTAGGCATAAGGCAGCTACTGCTCCTAACCTAATCCATTCTTTAGATGCTAGTCTATTACATCTTAGTGTTCAACGTTTCGATTCACCTATAGCTTTAATACATGATAGTGTCTTATGTAGAGCTACTGATATGTCTACATTATCTAATATAGTTAGAGAAACCTATATGGATATCTCTAAACAAGACTACTTAACCGATTTCGCCAGACAAATCATGGCGGAAACGAAACCACCGATCATAGGAGATTTAGAACCCTCCACTGTGATTGACTCCACTTATTTCTTCTGCTAATTATGACACTTTCCACCGCAATCCCAATCAAGCATTGTCATGCTGAGGCATTAACATTACTTGAATGTCCTTGTCTACGAAAGGTTGACAAGAAACGAGCTAATTATGAATATATAACAGATGATTTTGAACACATTATAAATGCTGCACTGATTGAAGATAAAAAATCAAAAACTAAAGCTAATCAAGTGCATCCTGTGAAAGCTGATGTTGTTATATTCCACAAATCAGATACTGAACACATAGTAGTCACTATGGGCGAATTATTCCCATTCCTTGGAAGGCAGCATTGCATTCATAAATGGGAGTGCGCTAGTATCTCCTCAACCAAAATAGAAAAACAGTTTGGACCTTGGCTTTCTACTGAACACTTGAATGATGCAGTTGAAGATGCATCGAAACGTGCTCAAGATGATATTGAATTCAAAGCTCGCCAGGTAGAAGCACGGAATAAGATGTTTGCATTCAAGGAGGAACTGGATGCTGTCTAATCAAGACTGTCTAGATTTTCTAGAAACTATTGATTCTAACTCAGTCGATCTAGTACTCACTGATCCCCCTTACTTTATCGGCTTTGATGGTGGTAAGGGTTGGGACAGTCAGTGGTCAAGTGAAGCTGAGTATCTTCATTGGTGTACTCAATGGACAAAAGAATGCGAGCGTGTTCTAAAACCTAACAGGATGTTGATAGTATTTGGTACTCTCAAGGCTGATACTTTTCTCAAGTATAAGTTAGATGTATTGAATACACAGACTTCACTGTATCCCCAAAATGAGATCATTTGGTCTTACAACTGGGGAGGTAGAACTAAGAAGAACTTTGCTCGTAAGCATGAGTACGCATGGTGTTACTCAAAGGGTCCTGAATTTCTATTCAATGCTGATGACGTACGTATCGAACGTAAGGTAAAGAAGAACTTGAGGACTGGTGAACCATACTCAAAAGGTACAATCCCAACTAGTATATGGAAACACAACAACCACACAACATCTGCTGATCATTGTGGTTGGCATCCAACAACCAAGAACCTTACTGTTCTTGAACGAATGATCCGAGCATACACACATCCCAATGATGTAGTGCTTGATTGTTTCATGGGATCTGGATCTACTGCTATCGCTGCTGAGCGGACTGAACGGCAGTGGATAGGATGTGAAAAAGATCCTGACTATTTTAAACTCGCACAAACCCGAATTAACACCCATGTACACACTATTTGACAGCTTCTTCTCACCCACTAGGGTGGTTGTGGTCTCTGAAGAGAGGTTACAGCAAGCAGAAAGAGAGCTGAAAGAAAACCAGGTCAAGGTTATTGACAATCGTATCGAAGAGTTAACTGCTTACCGCAATAACTTACAGAAGCAATTAGAACCAGCTGAGAAATCAGGCAAGGATCTTGATGCAATGGATGGTACGTGTGATGTCTAGAACCATACATAAAACTGATAACGTAACACTAGAAGGGTTTCAAGCTGTACTAGAACCTAGTAAGTTTGGTTACTCCTTAGCTGCAGTGGTTGATGAATCAATCATTAATACACTAGATAGTGAAAGAACTGAAGTCCTTAAGTGGGCTGAGTCTAAGCTGAAAAATCCCAAGAGATCCACGCTCAAGCCTGAGCCATGGGAAGAAGTCTCGAAGGGTAAATATAAAATAAAATTCTCCTGGAATGAGGAGAGAAAACCTCCTGTAGTTGATACAGAAGGATCACTTGTAACTGATACAAAGACACCGCTATATGCAGGATCTACTGTTAAACTTGGTTTTTATCAAAAACCTTATATTCTTAGAGATGGAGTTACCTACGGTAGTTCTCTTAAGTTGGTTGGTGTACAAGTTGTTTCAGTGAAAGGAGCAGCAGGTGTTGATACTGGTGACTTAGATGCTGATGCAGTAGCTGAATTATTTGGTACTACATCAGGTTTCAAATCAAGTGACCCTAATGTCACTCCTACATCCGATGTCGAAGAAGACTTCTAAATTTAGATCTAAGCTAGAGGAGAAAGTAGCAATACTTCTCCAAGAGCTTGGAGTTACTTATGAATATGAATCTACACGAGTACCTTACACTATACAACATCACTACTGCCCTGACTTTATTCTACCTAATCACGTATTACTTGAGACTAAAGGTTACTGGGATGCAGCCGATCGCCGTAAGATCCTCGCAGTCAAGAAGGACAACCCAGACTTAGATCTGAGGATGGTCTTTCAAGCACCATATAATACAATTAGTAAAAAAAGTAAGACAACATATGCCATGTGGTGTGAGAAGCATGCCATCCCATGGACGTCTTACCATAATATACCACTTGATTGG